CCAACGTTGACGGTTCGAGCAACACCATTGGCAACATCAACGCCTCTGGTGCTATCCAGCTCACCATCCACGATGTCATCCCCACCCTGCACGAGGGTCTCGACCTGCCAAAGGGTCTGGCTATTGTCACAGGCGTCGAGGGCAACGAGGTATGGCCCGTCAGCGTCAACGACGTGGAGATGGAGGAGAAGGGTGAGGTTCAGGCTTGCTCTGAGCAGACACTAGACTTCGCCAACATCACGCCCACACCTCACCGTGTGACTCTCATGGTCGCCATCAGCAACCAGGCTATCGACAATGCAGCCTTCGACCTGATGGGATTCGTCCAGCGCAAGATTACTATCGCCATGCGTAAGTATCTCGCCAAGAAGATCTACTCGCAGGCCGCTTGGCTGATGAACAAGGGTCCGTTCGCTGGCATGACTCCGAAGGAGATTGTGCTGGGTGCCGACGCTTACAAGAACATCCTGGAGGCTGTTGCCGAGTTCTCTAACAACGGATTCTTCGAGGGCGACGTCTGCCTGTCGATGGACCGCGTGACCGAGGCACAACTGAAGGCCACTCCGAAGATTGCAGGTGCTGCCGCTGGTTTCGTCATTCAGGACGGTCTCTGCTGCGGTTATCCCTATACCGTGTCACACTACGTGAACACCAAGCTGAACGCTGGCGGCACCGCTCTGGAACCCACAGAGGACCGCTACTTGGAGATTGGCTACTGGGAGTGGTTCGCCCTCCAGGAGCACAACAACTCTCGCCTGGTGGTCGACGGCTTCAGCGCAGACGTGGCCAAGAACAACGTCACCAAGGTGGTGTTCAACTCGCTGTGGTCTATGACCGACCTGAGTGTGTTCATCAATGGCGGCAACCCGACTCCTGGCACCAACCCGACCTATCCTTCTATGGCCTTCGGCCTGTATAAGATTGTGGACGGCGAGGAGCCCGAGACCACCTAAACTCTATCGACACTCTTCTTCTGGGAAGTTCATCCGGCGGGCTGCTCCGATGCGCAGCAAAGGCTGACGGCCCGTCGGTTCCAGGTGAGAAGGGAAATGAATCTGAATCGAATGTATAACAAGTCAAACTGAAAGTGTAAATGGAGCTTGACGACATCATGTACGCAGCCATCACTGGCGATTCGTCGCTTGTGAGCCTGACCGACGGCAACATTGTGACCTGCTGCTTTGAGGTGCCACCCGACACCGAAGACAATACGCCGCTGCCCTACATCATTATCACCGAAGACCCCACTCAGAACGAGCAGGGCACCAAGGACGATGTATGGGATAGTGACTACGACTCCGCACAGGTGACCATCGAGATAGCAGCCGCGACCAAAGCTGAAGTGAAGCAGCTGCGCCGCAAGGTTCGCAAGGCCATACGAGAGTACGTCAGCAATATGGATTGGAATGACCGTCCTGGGTTGACATCATTCAGCAATAAAGGCATCGCCTGGGACTGGCTCAAACCGTGCTACTACGACCGACTGCACTATCAGTGCAACGTATTATTCACAGACGACGATGAGCAAGACTAAAAAAGAAACACAGCAGCCCAGCGTCTATGACGAACTGCTGAAGAATGGCACCGCCATACTTGAAGCATCAACCCGCGAAGCCTTGGCAGAAATGGTTGACAACATACCAGCTGACACGCGATATGCCGTCGGTGCTGTTGGCCGCAAGCAGGACGGAAGTGCCTACACACTCAGAGTTGACATTATTAAAAATTAAATAACTATGGCAACATTAAAAGGACAAAACTTTCGTATCTGTATTTACAACTCAACAGTCGAGCAATACAGGGTGATAGGCATGGCGACTGGTTGCACAGTTACGTTGACAAACAATACTGACGAAAGTTCGACTAAAGATGATGTTGGCATGGCTTCTAAGCCTACCACCACCAGCAAGTCTTGGCAAGTGTCGGTTGATTCACTTAACGTGGCAGATGCTGCTGCAATTCTCACCGCAATTAAAGCTATGGAGCCCATGTCTCTGATGTGGGACGAAACAGAGATCAGCGACAATCAAAGCCGCAGGTACGCTACCTTTGCACGAAGGGGTTTGGCTTACTTGAATGACTGTACATTCCAATTCGACGATAGAACTAATAGCACTAAGCAGCTCCAATTTACAGGTGCTTCTGCGCTTGAAACCGTTGGCAGCAGCGTGGACGTCGAAGCCATCGCTCTTGAAAGTTACACCAAAGGTCAGTTTGTACGCCTGTTCTTGGGCAGCGACAACACAGCAGCACCTACGACGGTTATTGCCGCCGCAAAGACGCTTAGCCTACATGTTTCGCTGACGATGGAATCCAGTTCGACCAAAGATACAACTGGAGATTTTGACGTTCAAGAACCTACAGGACTTAGCTACGACATCTCGACCGGTGCACTGGTTCGCTCAGGCGAAACTATTACATCATCAGTTGGTGCCAAGTCGCTAAGTGGCTTGGAAACCATATACGAGAATGGTACACCAGTCAAGTGGAAGATTGCGAACGTCAGCGGCGACAACAACCGAACAGCATCGAGCACCATTATCTCAGGTTCCTGCTTACTAACCCAATTAGCTATCAACGCGCCAAACAGAGCTAATGCCGATTACACTGCCACCCTAAATGGATATGGCGATTATCAGGTATCTGCGTAATATCCCATCAAGGCCGCTCGTCTGCGATTGCCTCCTTTCGTTGGCAAGCAGGTGGGCGGTTTTTTTATTAATCGAACTAAATCCCAGAAGAAATGAGAAAGATTACAATTATAGGCCGCGAGGTGGAAATGATATACTGTGCGGCTAGCGAGACAGGATTTGAAGATTTAGCTGAAAAAAGTGCCGACATCTTTAATCCGATTCCTGTACCAGATGAAAACGGAGATGTAAAAGAACTGCTACCACCACCAGCAACCACGAAAGATTACATCTACCTTGCCATCGCCTGCATCGTGGCAGCAGCGGCCATGAAGGATGAAGAAGCACCTGATCTGACGAAAGACATTCTCTATAAAGCCACAAGCGAAGAAATCAAACTGATGGTAAAGACAGTCGTAGAATTGCGCATGGAGTGGTATCACATTCCAACCACGGCTAGCATCGACAAGATAAAAGAATACGGGGAGGAAAAAGAAAAAAACGTCGATCAGCCTGCGACCTTTTTGAAACAGTCGTAGGCGAAATCGGCATAGATCGCGATACGTATCTGTATAGACTTCGCTATTGGGAAATCATCAAAATCATACAAGGGTATCGCAAGCGGCATATCTTGCACTATCAGTTGCAGCGATTAAATCTGTGGGCTTCGATGTTTTGTATGGGCAACCCAAGTCGTAAGGAGCCAGAAGACATCATCAAGCTCTATTTTGATAGATACATCACAGAGACAGAAACACAAATCACGGATGAAGATCGTGCGGAACTGCTGGCAGACATGGCCGCTATGAACAAAGAATTGAAAGAAAAACGATTTTAGTTAATTTATATTTTATCACTTTGACATAAGTTGTTGATAATATGGTTAGTATTAAGTTTGAAAACGAAGGGGAGGCAGCGGCCTCCCCATTTTATTTCTTTTTGTGCTTATTCTTTGGCGTAGTCATCTGAGCTGCTATATTATCGAAACCGTCTCGAACATCTTGCGCCAAAACTTTAGCATACCGTTGCGTATGCTTGATGGTCGTATGGCCAAGCATCTTTGATACGTGCTCGATGCGGATTCCTTTCGATAGCATATAGGTAGCAAAAGAATGTCGCGCAAGGTGCGAGTGCAGCCGTGTACCGATACCTGCCATTTCGCCTATCGCCTTCAGCATTCGGTTATACACATGATTTTCAATATGCGGCGTTTTCCATCCGTACTTTTCCAAGACCTTAACCACCGGAGGCAATAACACAGAAACGTAAGGCGCACCAGTCTTGATACGCTCACCTATGTTAATCCATTTACCATCTACATACTTATATTGCTTCATGTCGAAAGCCTGAGCGTCAGAGTATGCAAGTCCCGTCCACATCTGGAAAACGAACAGATCGCGCGACTTTGACAGCATAGAGTCATCAGTAAGTTCAAGATTCATGATGG